CACGGGCGTATCATGGCGGGACGCAAGCTTGGCATCAAGGAAGCACCGTGCATTGTACTTGACAATCTTACAGACGCTAAACGCCGAGCCTACATCATCGCTGACAACAAGCTCGCCCTTAACGCCGGATGGGATGTCGAGTTACTGAAGATCGAGTTAAAGGACCTCGACGCCGAAAAGTTCGACCTGACGCTGACGGGCTTCGAGATTGGCGAACTTGCTACGTTATTCGATGAGCAACCAGAAGAAATGGAAATCAAAGAAGAGCAAACAAAGGGAAGTCTAGCAGACCGCTTCGGTGTTCCGCCATTCTCTGTGCTAAACGCACGCGAAGGATGGTGGCAGGATCGCAAGCGGGCGTGGCTGGCAATAGGTATCCAATCAGAGCTTGGACGCGTGAAAATGGATTTCATGCCGCACCGGGAGGGTCTCCAATGGTCAGCGGCTATGACAAGGACGGCAAGAGATTAACTGGCCTCAAAAATATTGGCGGGGGCAATGGCAAAACGTAAAGCAGCAACTTTTGGTCAAGACCTAATGAGAGGCGAGCATATTGTCGGAGGGGGGGCATGAGTAAAACAAACGTTCGACCAGGAGGCGGAGGCAACGAAGCTGGACGCGCCTTAAATGAAAAATATACTGGAGGAGATGCTTGGGGTTCCTCTGGAGAAGGTTCATCAGGAACATCAATCTTCGATCCGGTACTTTGCGAACTCTCTTATCGCTGGTTCTGCCCGCAGGGCGGCTTGATCCTTGACCCGTTCGCGGGCGGATCGGTGCGCGGGATCGTGGCGAGCAAGCTCGGTCGTCGATACTTCGGCTGCGATCTTCGCGCCGAGCAAGTCGAGGCCAACCGTGATCAGGCCGCCCGCATCTGCGACGAGCCGCTGCCGGTCTGGCATTGCGGAGACAGCCGAGACATCGTGATCCATGCAGCAGGCACCGAGGCAGACTTTCTCTTTTCCTGCCCGCCTTACGCTGACCTCGAAGTCTACTCGGACGATCCGCTAGACCTCTCGACGCTGGCCTACTCAGAATTCCGCGAGGCCTATTCCCAGATCGTTGCGGAAAGCGCCAAGCTGCTCAAGAACGACCGCTTCGCCTGCTTCGTCGTGGGCGAGGTGCGCGGCAAGAACGGCAATTATTACGGCTTCGTGCCGGACACCATCGAGGCTTTCCGTCGTGCTGGACTTGCCTTCTACAACGAAGCAATCTTAGTCACTTCTGTTGGATCACTTCCAATCCGCGCCGGGAGGCAGTTTGATTCGGCCAGGAAATTTGGCAAGACGCACCAAAACGTCCTCGTTTTTGTTAAAGGAAACGCAAAGCGCGCAACTGAAACTATTGGGCCTGTAGAGTTTGGCGAGATAAAAGATGAATCCGCCATTGGCGAAGTCGATAAGAACGAAGAAAGCCAATGGGGCGAGAAGCTGTGATCGGCATTGGCCACAACTCTGGAGAACTTATGCCCGATCCCGTCGTGATCGAACACGATGGCATCCATGTGGTGCGCGACGATCTGGCCGGTGGCGGGACAAAGGCGCGGTTCTTAGTCAAGCTGTTCGAGAAGTCCGACGAGATTGTCTATGCCACGCCTGCCGAGGGCGGCGCTCAATCGGCGCTGGCATGGGCCGCCCGCGTGACCGGCAAGCGGGCGACATTGTTCGTTGCCAAGCGGGCCAATCCTCACCCCCGCGCCCTGATGGCGAAAGCCCTCGGCGCGACGGTCTATCAGGTCGCGCCGGGTTATTTGACCGTAGTCCGCAAGCGGGCGCAGGATTATTGCGCGGCGAACGGAGCGGTCCACGCGCCATTCGGCTTGAACACGCCCGAAGCCATCGAGACAATCGCGGCGGCAGCCCGCTCGACCGGCCTTGAGCCCGACGAGGTGTGGTGTGCGAGCGGATCGGGCGTGCTTGCCCGCTCGCTGGCTTTGGCATGGCCCAAGGCGCGGCGGCACGTTGTGCAGATCGGCCGGACGCTGACGCCCGACGAGGTGGCCGGTGCGACGATCCACATTCACCCGCTGGCTTTCGGGCAGACCTGCCGGGCGCGGGTGCCGTTTCCGAGCGATCCGCATTACGACGCGAAGGCTTGGGAGATTGCAAAAGCCCGCCGGGGGGCGGGCCTTGTTGTTTTTTGGAATGTTACAGGTAAACCAGAAATTGCAAATATTAAGCGTTAACAATATGCTGAGAGCGATCTTCTTCCGTCACCGCATAAATCATGGTTCGCTTGTCGCCAAATGTAGCGCCAAAAGCACAAGCATCCTCAAAGGTCTTAAACTCTTTGCGAATCCGATTCTGAGGCCTTCCGCCCCGAACCGCCGTGAAATAAGCCGCATTGTTAAAGCAAAACTCTTGGGCTGGGGTTTCAAATTTGGGGTGCATACTCTCTCTCCTTGCTATTTTTTGCAGATTAGCAAGATTGCAGAAGGTTGCAACAGAAAATGACCGAAAAACCAAAGCACCCAGGAGGCAGACCACCAATAGGCCGCGACGAGCGAATCGCTCAAGTAGTGCAACTTCACACGCTTGTCGGGACTCCCCAACCAACGCTTGCCAAGATACTCGGCATGGCAACCGAGACCATGAGTAAGTACTATCGCGATGAACTCGACACCGCTAAGGCACAGGCCAACGCGCAAATCGCAGGGCGGCTCTATAAGAAGGCAATGGACGGCGATACTACTGCCATGATCTTTTGGCTTAAGACGCAAGCCAAGTGGCGCGAGACCATTGACATCTCTAACGATGACGGTTCGCTCCAGCAAGCCCCGATCCAGCAGGCAGTCCTTATTGCATTGAACAAGATGCAGGACATTGAAGAAGCAGAAGATGCTGAAGGCAGATGACTATGCGCTTTTAGCGGCAAAGCTGCACAACTTTAGCCGCTATATGTTCCGCTCGAAGCGCAACATCGACATGCTAGACAACTGGCATCAAGCCCGCATCTGCAAAGCATTGCAGCGCGTATACACGGGCCGCACAAAGCGGCTCATCATTAACGTGCCGCCTCGATCCGGCAAGACTGAGATCGCAGTCAAGGCATTCATCGCCTGGACTATCGGCCTTCATCCTGATTCAGAGTTCATTCACGCCAGCTATTCAAAGCGCCTCGCCACATCCAACGCCTACGACATCCGCGCGATGATGCAGCACGAAGCCTATAAGCTCGTCTTTCCGTGGGTCTCGCTTCAAGACGATAGCAAGGCCAAGGACGAGTTCCGCACCACGGCTGGCGGCATTGTCTACGCAACAGGCGCGGATGGCACCATCACCGGCTATGGCGCTGGCAAGATGCGAGAAGGCTTCGGCGGTGCGATCATCATCGATGACCCGCACAAGGCAGGTGAGGCAACCTCGCCCATCATGCGCCAGAACGTGATAGACTGGTATCAGACCACGATACAATCGCGCCTCAACAAGACCGACACTCCGATCATTGTCATCATGCAGCGGCTCCACGAGGATGATCTTTCCGGCTGGCTGCTTGGCGGCGGCTCCGGTGAGAAGTGGGATAGTCTCGTCATCCCTGCCCGTGATCCCGATGGATCATCGTTCTGGCCGGAACAATTTCCGCCCGAGATGCTCGACCGCCTGGAGCAATCCAGTCCCTATGTGTTCGCTGGCCAATACATGCAACGCCCAGCCCCGCTTGGCGGAGGCATCTTCAAGGACGAATGGTGGCGGTTCTATGAGGCAATGCCACCGCTCAAGTGGCGTGCGATCTATGCCGACACCGCGCAAAAGACAAAGGAGCAGAATGACTATTCCGTCTTTCAATGCTGGGGCCAAACGCAAACCGGACAAATCGTGCTGCTCGATATGGCACGCGGCAAGTGGGAGGCTCCGGAACTGGAAACGATGGCTAGGGCATTCTGGAAAAAGCATTTGGCAGCATCGGACAAGGGGCCGCTTCGAGCCTTCAAGGTCGAAGACAAGGTGAGCGGTACCGGCCTGATCCAGAAGCTGAAGCGTGAGGGCATTCCGATCATTCCGATCCAGCGAAACACCGACAAAGTGACACGTGCATTCGATGCCGCGCCCTACGTTCAATCCGGCAACGTCTACATCATGGACAACATTAATCACCTGGCCGATTTCATGTCCGAGGCCTCGGTCTTTCCCAACGGCACACATGATGATATGATAGACGCCGCAATGAGTGCAATTTCCGATATGACCGCGCCGCAGTCTGCTCCTGCGGTTCGCGCCTTGTGAGGTTATCGATGGGACTTTTTGACCGTTTCCGCCGCCCGCAAGAGCGCAAGGAATCCGCTGCCGCCAAGCTGATGGTGATCAATCCCGGCCAAGCCGTGTGGTCTCCACGAAACTACGAATCCTTTGCCAAGGAAGCCTATGGCAAGAACGTGGTGGCATATCAGGCCATCAACCGGATCGCTGATGCTATCGCATCCGTCAATCTTGGCGTCTACCGTGGTGAGACAGAACTGGTTGACCATCCGCTCATCACTTTGCTCGAGCGCCCGAATCCGCTTCAGTCCTATTCCGATTACGTTCGCGCCAAGGTGTCGTTCCTGATGATCGCGGGCAACGGCTACGAAGAACGGTTTATGGTGGGCCGCGAGGTCAAGGAGCTTTACCAGCTTCGCCCTGACCGCATGAAGATCGTTCCGTCCTCCAATGGCATCCCGTCTGCATACGAATATACGCTAGGCCAGAACAAGGTGCGGTGGGAGATGGACCCGCGCACGCTCACCTGCGATGTGCGGCACTTGAAGCTGTTCAACCCGCTGAACGACTGGTACGGAATGAGTCCAATCGAGGCAGGTTCCTACGCCATCGACCAGAACAACGAAGCCATGAACTGGATGCAAGCGTTGCTTCAGAACTCGGCACGCCCTTCCGGTGCGTTGACCGTCAAGGATTCCGGCACGCTATCTGACGAGAATTTCAACCGCCTCAAGGCCCAGATCGAAGAGCAATATTCCGGCTCCTCCAATGCCGGTCGCCCGATGCTCCTCGAAGGTGGCCTCGACTGGCAGCAGATGGGCTTGTCGCCGACCGACATGGGCATTATCGAGGTGAAGTTCTCCTCGGCCCGTGACGTTGCCCTAGCCTTCGGCGTACCCCCGCAGTTGCTCGGCATTCCTGGCGATAACACTTATTCCAACTATGCCGAGGCCCGTCTGGCGTTCTGGGAAGACACGGCGCTCCCACTGCTTCAGATGATCGTAAACGATTGGAACGCATGGCTCGGATCCATCTACGGTGTCGAGATCAAGCCAGACATCGATAGCATCCCGGCCATTGCCGAGAAGCGGCTTTCGATGTGGCAGATGGCTGACCAGTCACAGGACCTCACCATCAATGAACGCCGCGCGCTCAAGGGCTATGGGCCGACCGATGGCGGTGACACCTTGTTCGTGGCGTCTAGCCAGATTCCGCTTTCGCTTGCCGAGGGTGACGTCACCGGAGAGACCAGCATGGCAGTGACCGGAACAACGAGCGTGCAGGAAACGGCGCTCAACGGCGCACAGATTGCATCAATGGTGCAGATCGTTCAGTCCGTTGCCGATGGCATGTTGCCAGCAGAAAGTGCAATTCAAATGATGCTGGTTGCATTCCCCGGAATGGACGAAGCAGAGGCCCGTTCGATCATCACGCCAGCGGCATCATTTGAGCCGCGCCTCACCGAGACAGACATCAAGGCACTGGCCTATGGCTCGAAGGCTCATTGATTCCAACACCCGCCGCGAGGTGCGCCGTCAAGGCGCATTGCTCGATAAGCTGACGGCTCAATTCCGTGGCCGTCTTCAGCGCGAGATCGCAACCGCCATGCGTGAGATGGTCGAGCATTGGGAGCAGACCGGGAACGTCACCTTGCCGCGCGATTTCCGTGACCGCATCGAGGCGACCTATCGCCAGATGGCAATTGCCTCGATCACCATGTTCGGCTCTCGCATCATGGAGCAAGCCAAGGCCCGAGGCTTGAAGCTAGAGACCAAGGAAAGCTTCGCCCAGATCATGACGCGCAGGGCGTTGCGCTTTATTGAGCAAGAGGCGATTCGCCGCCGCATCACAGAGGTTACTGAAACCACGCGCGATCAAATCATTAGGGCAGTTCGGAAAGGCTATGAGGACGGCTTGGGCCAACGCGGCACCGCTTCATACATCCTCGATCTGGTGCCGCAGATTTCGTCCTACAGGGCTGAGATGATCGCCCGCACAGAGACGCACGGCGCTGCTAATTACGGCTCCCAGGAGGCCGCAAAGCAGACTGGCTTGCCATTGTCCCGCGAGTGGCTGGCTGCTGCTGATGACCGCACCAGAGATACGCATCGAATCGCTGCTACTCAACCGCCGGTGGGCATGGACGAAAAATTCAAGGTTGGCGATGCCGAACTCATGTTTCCCGGTGATCCTTCCGGCCCCGCCGATGAGGTCATCAACTGCCGTTGCGCCGTTGGTTACATCGTGGACGAAGCCGCCCTTGAGGCCATGTTGTGATTTCAATCAAGCAATGATATATTCCCCTCATGCCTAGCCCCGGCCCGACCGAAAACGAAGACGAGTTCATCTCCCGTTGCATGAGCGACGAGGAGGCGATGTCTGATTTTCCTGATGAAGATCAGCGTTATGCCGTCTGCATTTCCAAGTGGGAAGGCAAGGCCGATGGATATTCACCGAACGAGGCAATGGCACGAGAAGCCACACGCGGCCTCGAATGGCGTGATGAGTTCAACCGTGGTGGCACCGAGATCGGCGTTGCCCGCGCTCGTGACATCAAGAACCGCCGCAACCTTTCGCTCGATACCGTCAAGCGGATGGTGTCCTACTTCGCCCGCCATGAGGTGGACAAGCAAGGCCAAGGATTCTCGCCAGGCGAAGACGGCTACCCGTCCGCTGGCCGCATCGCATGGGCCTTGTGGGGCGGTGATCCTGGCAAGTCATGGGCCAACGCAATAGTTCGCAGAGAAGAGGACGACAAGTTCATGTCCGAACCGATCCAGCATAAGAACGTATCCCTGACGCTCAAGCGCGAACCGGATCAAGATGGCGTCTTCGAGGGCTATGCCTCCGTCTTCGGCGTTGTCGATCAGGGAATGGATGTGGTCGAACGCGGCGCATTCCGCAAATCGCTCGGCTCTCGTAAAGTCAAGATGCTGTGGCAGCACGATATGAGCCAGCCCATCGGCGTCTGGGATGACATCTACGAGGACGAGCGTGGCCTGTTTGTCCGTGGCCGTCTGCTCAAAGAAGTAGAAAAAGGCCGCGAGGCAATGGCGCTCCTTCGCGCCGGGGCCATCGATTCCATGTCTATCGGCTATCGCACAATGGAAGCCATCCCGGAAGGCGATGGCCGTGTGCGCAAGCTGATGGAGGTGGACCTTTTCGAGATCAGCCTTGTAACGTTCCCTATGCTGCCGGATGCAAAGGTGACAAACGTCAAGTCGATCACCACCGAAAGAGATTTCGAGCGTTTCCTGCGCGATGCAGGATACTCCCGTAAAGAGGCCGTGGCTCTCACTCTCCACGGATTCAAAGCCCTACAGAGACAGCGGGACGCTGGCGATGAAGAGGCCGTAACCGAGGGCGTCGATGCCCTTTTACAGTCACTGTCAAAGCTAAAGGAATCCCTGCATGTCAGAGGAAATCAAGAAGGCCGTCGGCGCGGTTGAGGCGCTGCACGCCGGATTCGAAGAGTTCAAGAAGGCCAACGACGAACGCCTTGCCCAGATCGAGAAGAAGGGCAGCGCCGATGTCGTGACCGAGGCCAAGCTTCAGAAGATCGAAGCCGATCTTGAGAAGGCCCAGAAGATCGCTGACGAGGCCGTTCTGGCTTCCAAGCGTCAGTCTCGCATCGTCACCGACGAGCGTGGCGAAGTGGTCGATCTTGACCGCAAGGCCCAAGAGTGGGCTTCCATGAACGCCCGCCGCCGTGGCGCTGTTGCTGGTTCCTTCGGCGCTGCCGACATGGACGGCTACAAGGCCGCGTTCGACACCTTCCTCCGCAAGGGCGAAGAAGTCATGGGACCGGATGAGCGCAAGGCTCTCTCGGTCGGCACCGATCCCGATGGCGGTTATGTGGTCAATCCCGACCTCTCTGGCCGTATCGTGATGAAGGTCTTCGAGAGCAGCCCGATGCGTGCATACGCTTCGGTCCAGGTCATCTCCTCGGATGCCCTCGAAGGTCTGTTCGATCTCAACGAAGCCTCTTCGGGCTGGGTTGGCGAAACGGACAGCCGTCCTGAGACCAACACGCCGCAGCTTGGCAAGTGGCGCATTCCTGCCCACGAACTCTATGCGAAGCCCAAGGCTACGCAGAAGCTGCTCGATGACGCCTCGATCAACATGGAAGCATGGCTTGCCTCCAAGGTTGCCGAGAAGTTCGCCCGTGACGAAGCCAACGCTTTCGTTGTCGGCAACGGCGTCAACAAGCCCCGTGGCTTCCTGACATTCTCGTCTGGCACCACGCTTCCCGGCACCATTGAGCGTTTCGATACCGGCGTGAACGGCGCATTTGCCGCCGCTCCCAACGGTGGCGATGTTCTCATCAACGCGCTCTATGGCCTCAAGCAGCAGTACCGCGCCAACGCAACCTGGTTCATGAACCGCGCCACGCTCAAGCTGACGCGCAAACTCAAGGACTCGGACGGCGCTTACCTGTGGTCTCCTGGCATCGCTGCCGGTCAGCCCGCTTCGCTGCTCGGTTATCCGGTCGCGTCCTTCGAGGACATGCCCGATCCGGCCACGGACTCGCTCTCCATCGCCGTTGGCGATATGCGCGAAGCCTATCAGATCGTGGACCGCCTCGGCATCCGCACTCTGCGCGATCCCTACTCTGCCAAGCCCTACGTTGAGTTCTACACCACGAAGCGTGTGGGCGGCGATGTCGTGAACTTCGAGGCTCTCAAGCTGATCGAGTTCACTGCCTAAAGCACTAACGCGGGGCGGCAATAACGCCGCCCCGCAACCACGCCGATAAGAAGGATTCTTGAGATGCGTGATATGCTTTCCAACAAGCAGGTTGTTCTGCTTGGCACCGTGACTCTCTCTGGCACCACTGCCGGGGCTACTTCGTGGGTTGATACTCGTGGCTTCGACGCCGTGACGCTCATGCTTGCCACCGACACCGTGACTGACGCTGGCGCTACCGCTGGTTTCACCTTCACGGCTCAGCACTCCGACACGACCGTTGCCGGTGACGCTGCGGCCATCGTTGCGGCTGATTCTGTCAACGGCACGATTGCCCTGTCTGTCACTGCCGATGGCGATGACAACAAGATCATCGGCGGCATTGGCTACAAGGGTTCCAAGCGTTATGTTCGCATGAACGGCGTTGGCACCACCGGCACCGATGCGACCGTCAAGGTCTACGGCATCCTCAACAAGCCGCATCGCGCTGCCACCACGTTCGTCGGCAGCAACGTGGCCGCTACCTAAACTTGACTAAGGGGCGGGAGCAATCCCGCCTCTCCATTCTCTCAAGAGGTTGACCATGCAAGCGAAGATCACCGCCACTTACGGCTACAAATGCGCCCCGGATGGTCACACGGTTCTCAACTTCGCCAATGGACAGATCGTCTCTGGCAAGGTTGCCGAAATGGCCGTTGAAGATGGTGCTGCCGAGGCAATTGAAATCGGCCCCGTCGAGACCAAGATCGCGCCGCCATCTGAGACAAAGGTGCGCAAAGGCAAGCAGTCCGTCGCTGGTCAGAGGTAAAAGATGCAGAGCATCAATTTCAAGCGTGGCGATACGTTCAGCCTCGACTGCACCCGCAAAGATAGCGGCGGTACTGCTATCAATCTGACAGGTTACACGATCACATCTTCCGTCAAGATGGGCGGATCGTTCTCAGACACATTGACCGTCACTGTTACCAATGCGGCGGCTGGTCAGTTCACTCTGACAAAGGCAGCAGCAAACACGGCAAGCTGGCCCTTCAGTTCTGAAGATTCAACCGTTCTTTGCGATGTGCAGTTCGTTCTTTCCGGTATTATCAAGAGCAGTGAAACCTTTTCCATCTATGTCGTTGAGGACATCACGACTTGAGCCGGATCGATATTACATCTTGCGGAGTGACAATCACTGTTCCGGTATATCAGGACGGCATAATTAGCCTCGTTGATGAGCAAACAGTAACGGCGACAGAACTTCGTGAAATATATATCGGCCAGGAGATTTCTGTACCAGTATGCGATGGCTCTATAAACATCATAACAATTGATGTGACAGAAGGCGTGTTTCTCGCAATTAGAGACAGGTTCAATGCGTATATCTTTGATCGCTCAGGTGATTATATCAGGAGGGCGCCGTAATGGCATTTATTTATGATCTGAGCGATACTTGGAACGCTGGCGGAACTATTTTTACTGCGATCAAGATGAACGTCACCGATACGGCATCGGCAGCGGCATCGCGCCTTATTGATCTTCAAGTCGGTGGAACAACACGTTTTGGCGTCAACAAAACTGGTCAAGTTGAGTTTAGTGTTGGCGCTGTTGGCACTCCATCACTTTCTCCAGTTAGCGACACAAACACTGGCATGTGGTTCCCGGCGGCTGATACGGTCGCTTGGTCTACGGCTGGCTCTGAGCGTCTTCGCATAGACAGCACGGGCGTTATCAGCGCGACAAGCAGCAATTCGTTTTTGCCACAACTAATCTTGGTAAACACCGCAAGCAATAACTTTGGTCCCTATTGGCTAACTGCGAAGTATCGTGGGGCGGCACCAGCAAATGCTGGCGATACCCTTGGAACATTTCAATTTGATAGCGCAAACTCGTCAAATGTTGGTGGGTATCCTGCGGCTATTTTCCGCGCGATATCAAATGGCGCTGGGGCAACGTTTCATTCTGGCTATTTGCAGTTCATCACATACGATTTGTCGGGCACCTTCGGCGTTCGCATGGTTGTCAACGAACAAGGTGTTCAGACGACAGACGGCACGGCGGCATTGCCGTCAATTTCGTTTATCAATGATGCAAACACAGGTTTTTGGCGTCCAGCCGCAGACACGATTGCTTGGTCAACTGCTGGCTCTGAGCGCCTTCGTATAACAAGCACGGGAAATCTCGGCCTCGGCACATCTACATTTGGAACATCTGCTGCGACGGTTCTTGCAATCGCAACAGGAACCGCACCGACCACTGGCCCAGCCGACACGATCCAGATTTATTCTACCGACCTCTCGGCGGGCAACACGATGCTGTCGCTCTACACGGAAGGCACTATAGTTAACACTAACACAACCGCCGCAACAACGCACCGTATTGCCATCCGCGTTAACGGCACCGTATATTACCTTCTCGCCAACACAGCAGCTTAGGAGGCGCTATGATTAAGCTTGAACTGACACCCGAAGAGGCCAACGCACTCGCAAACGTGATCGACCTTGCTATCAAGGCAGGTGGCGTGAGAACGGCAACGGCAGCAATGCCGATCTTCCAGAAACTAGAACAGGCTGCAAATCAGCCGAAGGATGCTGAACAGTGATTAGCTTCAATTGGTCTTTCCCCTCTCTGGATGTGGTCCATAATCAAGTCGATGAGCAAACTGGGCTTGCGGTTCAGAATGTCGTGACCACCGTTCACTGGATTTATACGGCGCAGGATGGTGATTACACCGCAACGATGTACAGCACGGTCGGGCTTCCTGGTCCCGGCCAGCCGTTTACGGCGTATGAAGACCTCACAGCTGATATTGTGCAGGGCTGGGTGGAAAATGCGATTGGTGCCGATCAGGTGGCAGAAATGCAGAAGTCGCTTGCCAATAACATCGAAGCACAGAAGACGCCGCAAGGCGGAAGCATGACTCCTCCGTGGGAAAAATAACATGAGCCTTCGCGCCGCCGTTCCGCTTTATCAGTTCCGGGGTTCGGTTCTTACGTCCGCCCCTGCATCCGAGCCGGTGACGGCTGCGGAACTCCGCACGCATCTTCGCACTGATTCGACGGAACTCCCGGACGCGGAGGCCAATACGCTCATCACGGATGCTAGAACCGAGATCGAGAACATGATCGGCCTTGCGTTCATCACGCAGTCATGGCGGCTATCGCTTGATCGCTGGCCCGCTGGTGGCGAGGCGTGGTGGGATGGCGTGCGAGAAATGTCGATCACAGAACTGGCGCGCACCAGCACCATTCAAAGCCTTGTGATACCACGATGGCCTCTTCAATCGATCACATCGGTCACTGTCTACGATGAAGGCAGCAATGCAACGGCAGTCACGGTTGCCAATGTCTTCGACATTGACATCTACCAGACGCCTGGAAGGTTGACACTCAAGCGCGGTCAGACTTGGCCGGTTGCTCTGCGTGCAAATAACGCCATCCAGATCATCTATGTGTCTGGATTCGCCAATGCAGCAGCAGTGCCGTCTCCAATGAAACGTGCCGTCAAGCAGCTTGCGGCTTTCCTCTATAGCAACCGTGGCGATGACTGCGATGCAAGTGATGCCTATGACGCATCCGGCGCTTCGGTCATTATGGCTCAATATAAGGCCATGAAGATATGACCTATCCCAGCAGTCTCGACATTGCGCGCGGGCTGGCTTCTGGTTGTCGGTCATTCAACAAGTTTGGCCGGAACACATCTGTTGGTTCCAGCTTCGTGCCTGTATCTCGTTCTGGCTTCTACCGCACGCCCCAAGCAAATGCCCATGTTCATCTCCGCATCAAGGCTGGCGGCAATGCCAACGACACGGCCAACGGCTCCGGTGCGAGAGAAATTGTCCTCATCGGCATCGATGAGTTCGGGGACTACACCACTCAGGCGCTGGCAACAGCAGGTGCATCCGCAAGCGCGCAAACATCGAAGTCATTCATCCGCCTGTTTGATGTCTATGTGTCGAAGTCTGGAACGTATTCCACGCAGACCGCTAGATCGCACGCCGGGACGATAACCATTGAGAATGCCGCAGGAGGAGAGGACTGGGCAGTTATTGCAGATGGCACACTGGCACGTGGCAAGACAGAAATGGCTGTCTACACCACGCCCAGAGACCGCAGCGCGGCAGTCCGCAACGTGACCATCTCAAGCGATTCCGACAAGAAGGCCAACATCGTTCTCTACAAGCGAGAGAATATCTTGGAAGTAGCAGCACCATACAGTTCTATGCTCATGGTGACTGAGTATCCGCAGAGTTCCGGCCTAATCGACGTTGTTTTTGATCCGCCACTCTACTTCCCGCCGCTGTGCGACTTTGGCTTCCTTGCCAATGTATCGGCCAGCACCGTCGATGTCTCCGTCAACATGGACATTATAGAGTTTACCACCCGATGATGAAATGTTGCGACATGAATTCCGGCAAGCTGAAAGAGCCGGTGACGTTCCAGCGCCGCACCTTGACCAGTGATGGTGCAGGAGGCCAGACGGAATCCTGGGCTACCGTTTCCGGCGCACCGACCCGCGCCTATGTGGTGCCGGTTGGCGGCTCAGAGCGATTTGCCCATGACCGCACCGAGGCAACCGTTAGGTTGCGTCTTGTTGTGCGCTACACTTCAGCATTGCTGGATTCCGACCGCGTGCAGATCAGAAACAAGATCCACAACATCCGGTTCCTCGATAACATGGAGTTCGCCAACAAGTGGCTTCAGATCGACGTTGATGGCGGGGTCGCGGCCTGATGGCGTATCCTGATGTCAAGGTCGAGATCAAGGGCTTGAAAGAGGTCAACGCGGCCTTGCAAGCCTATGGGAAAGACCTTGGCAGATCATTGGAACTGATTGTCAAAGCAACCGCATTGGAGGCCGTCACGGACGTTCGCAAGGCCATACAGGGGCCACCGAAGACCGGAAGGGAATATGCCAGAGGCGTGAACAACGATAAGGTTCATCGAGCATCTGCTCCAGGCGAAGCACCGGCTACCGATAGCGGCGGGCTTGTCATTTCGATCTACAACGAAAACCGAGGCAAATATGCCAAGGCCATCGGAAGCCGTCTTGATTATGCTTACTACCTTGAATTCGGCACCTTCAAGATGGCGAAACGTCCGTCTTGGATTCCAGCCGTCGAGCGGGCGATTCCAAAGATGCTGAAACGAGTAGAGATTGCAATCGCCAAGGCCAAAGCACGCGCGGAGAAGACAACGAAATGAAATCCGATGACCTCCAGACGGCAGTCTACAACCGGCTTAACGACAGCGCCGTCACCAGCCTTCTCAGCACCTACTACAGCCCGCTCGTGGCGATCTTTACCGATGTTCCACAGGCGGCTGACAGTGAATTGGAATCGGCCTTCCCGTTCATCACCATCGGGGCTGACACGATCAATCCGTTCGACAGCAAGGATGATCTCGGCGGATCGGCCATCGTTCAGATTGATGTGTGGGATCGTGCCGCATCCATGCTCGATCTCAAGACCGTAGTCGATGCTGTCGATGGCCGGATGCGCCGCCAGCCGCTTTCTATCGCTGGCGTCACGCACATCACCACGGAGCTGGATAGTTGCAATTTCTCGCGCGATCCTGATGGCAAGACCAAGCGCGGCCTCATCTTGTACCGTGTATTGTGGATTGCATAGTTTCCGTGATATAATCACGGCCAAAGAAGAGGTTCTTGCATGGCTATTTCTGGCCGATCAGTTCGCATAAGCCGCAACGGCTCCAACATCGTGGGCGCTCGTGCTGACAGCGTGACGATCAATAATGAGCCGCTCGACATCACTGACAAGGATGATGCTGGTTGGCGCACCATGCTGACCGATGTCGGCTTGCGCTCTGTCTCTTGCGAGATCGAAGGCGTGCTCAAGGATACCGTCCTCTTGGCGGATTCCGTCGGCACGGCCACCACGGCGCTACTCAAGGAGTGCGTGGTCACGATAAGCGGCATCGGCACCTTGACCGGCGACTTCATGCTCCAGGGCCTTCAGATCGGCGCGGAACAGGCTGATGTTGTAACCTTCACTGCCACTCTTGAGAGCGGCGAGAACATGACGGCCACCATCGGCCCCTACAACACCGTTCTCCCGGCGATCACCGGCACACTCTCCGGAACCAACGTCCAGACCACTACCAACGGCACATGGGCTGGCGATGCTACGATCACCTTCGCCCGTCAGTGGCAGCGTGGCAATGTTGCCGATCCCAATGACCCGTCATGGGCCAACATCGCTTCTGCAACCAACCTTACATACACACTCACAGGCTCCGACACCGGAAAGTATATTCGGTGCCGTGTAACCGCCACCAATAGCGTAGGGTCTACGGTGGCATTCTCTAACATTCGTGGACCCGTGACCTAAGAAAGGAACTAGAACATGCCCGCAATCGCTGGACGCAAAGTCCGTATCAAGCGCGGTTCGACTGCCGTGGCTGGCGCTCGTGCCGATAGCTTCACCATCAACAACGAGCCGATTGACATCACTGAAAAGGATGACAACGGTTGGCGCAAGATGCTGGCTGATGTCGGTGTCCGCTCCATCGATGCCGAAGTCGAAGGCATCCTTGAGGACACCACCTTCCTGGCGCTTGCCGTTGGCACCGCCTCGGCGCTGCTCGAAGCCTACACCATCGAACTGCTTGGCCTTGGATCGTTCACCGGCAACTTCTTCCTTGCCAGCTTCGCTGTGACCGGCGAACAGGCAGACGCCACGACCTTCACGGCCTCGATCCAGTCCTCTGGAACGATTACGTTCACGGCATCGTAATCATGGCAATCTTTCGGGAGCTAACAATCAAGTGGAAGGGTGAAGAGTATCGCTTCGTCCCTTCCATGAAGCTGATGCGATCCATCGAGATGGGCGACATATCCTTCACGGACATCGCCGTTCGCACAAGCCAAGGTCGCCCGCCTGTCAGTCACATCGCTTTCGTTCTGTCCAAGATGTTGCAGTCGGCAGGTGCCAAGGTCACGGACGAACAAGTCTATGAGGAACTTGTAACGGGCGATCAGGAGAGCATCACTTCCTTGATCAGCCTTGTGCTCACATCGTTCTCTCCGACTGAAGACAAGTCAAAAAATCCAGACGCCCAGACCGAAAGCCAGTCGAAGGCGAGGGCGAAGATCATGGAGAGTATGGAGAACTAGACTGGAACGGGATGTATCTATGGGCGAGGGAATGGGGAATTCAGCCTAGCGAGTT